TTCCCAGTACGCCGGAACAAACCGCTCACAAAACAACCCGACCCGCTCGACGACTTCGCGACCGAGGTGGAAGCACGCCCACGGTGGATTGGCGCCCGTCGTGATCTGATCGGCGGCCGTCCGACTGAACCACAAGCCGAGCCGCCCAGGCTGAAACCAAACGTCTGCGCCGAGGATGACCCAGCCCGACGCGCGGGGGTGCATCTTGATTCCGAGGTTCCAAGATGTCGCGATACCGAGGTTAGACGGGGATGACACTAGCCTGACGTTCGGATAGATGGCGAGGTCGGCGGGGCGGAGCTCGTCACCGTTGTCGATGATTAGGATCTCGCCTACCTCTTCGTCGATCGTGCCGAGCAGGCGGTGGAGTAGGTCGTATCTGCCGAGTACCGGGACGATCATCACCGGGATCACGTTGCCACCTCGGCAACAGTCGGCGTCCAGGCGGCAAGCTGCTCCAACGCTGGACGCCAATACTTCGCGTAGACAACATCGGCATCGTAGTCGGTAGCGAAGTCGACCGCCTGCTGGCTCGGTCCGCGCTCGGCAGCGTACGCTTCTTCGAGCGCGTCCACGATGCGTGGGATCATCGGCGTTGCAAACCAAGCATCCTGATAGGGGTCCCAGAGTGGCTGCACTTCGACCGCCCAACCGTCGCCGACGAGCTCGGTCTGTGCCGTCCAGTCGCTGACGATGACGCGCGTTCCGCACGCCTGCGCCTCGACTACGGGCACGCCGAAGCCCTCACCAGCCGATGTCGCCAGCAGCACGTCTGCTGCGCTGTAGAGCGCCGCTAGTGCCTGCTGCGGCAGGTTCATCCGGTAGAGATACTGATCGACGAAACAGACCTGATCCTCCGGGATGCCACAGCCGCGGATTAGCGCGCGGAGGTCTACGCCCGTCGCGATCGCCGACGCCTCGGTGTGGAGGTACAGCATGGCGTCAGGATGATTCTTCGCGAAGATTGAGAACGCGAGCAGATTCTCGCCAAAGCACTTGCGGACCGGCGTCCTGCCCTTATTCGCCGAGTTCATCATCACCACGAAGCGATCAGGATCGACGCCCATCAGATCGTGACCCGTGACGAGCTTGGCGTCAGCATCGGCAAACGATGGCGTTGGCTTGAAGATCGCCTCGACCGCATGGGGCACGTAGATCGACTCGACACCATCGTCAGCCATCATCCGTTCGGCGAACCGGCTCATCGCGATCGGCATCACGTTGTCGCGCTTCAGCCACGCGATCACCTTCGGTGGTGCGGGTTGGTGGTCGACGGGCGCCCACGCTGCAATCTTCGGGATCTGTTTGATGCCGGGATTCTCTAGCGCCCACACGTCAAACAAGATCACGACCAGGCTAGGCAGTTCGCTGCCGTGCGCCCAATGCTGCGCGTGCGCGTTCATGATGTCGTCGCTGTAACCCGCCACGCCGCAGGGGTACATCTTCACGCCACCATTCCACATGGTCTCAGCGCCTTGCAAGCCATAGTTGCAGGCAATCGCGACTTCGTGCTGGTCGCGCGTTAGGCGCTCGACAACTTGTGCGGTCTGCACGCCGTAGCCCGTCGCGCTGAAGGGAGCGTTAGACGCCCAGAGGATTCGCTGCCGCGTGACGCCCTCGGCTTGTGGTGGTGCTGGTGACTTAGTGTGCTTCGCCTGTTGGCGTCGCATCGCGCGATTCGACATGCTCCCCCGATCAAAAAAATAGTGGCTACCCGACAAACGATCTGCCGGGTAGCCACCATTCTACCTATCGGCTAGGATGCGCCACCGATGAAGTGATTGACGTGACTCGTCTGCGGCAGATTGCCGTCCACGCGAAGGATCGTGCGGAGCGTGACGAGATCGGTCGAGAACGCGAAGTCGCTCGAAGAATCGACACGAATGCCGCCGACCTGACGCACGTAGTAGCTCGGGAGGTGACCGAAGATCACGGACTTGGCCGATGTAGCCGTGTCTGCCATCGCCGGGTTCTCGTAGAGCGGGAAGCCCAGCAGCGTGTCGGGAGTGTTCTCGTTGAGGCGCGGCGCGAAGACGTAATTGCCGGCCGTGTCCTTCAACTTGCGAACAGCACCGATCGACTTGCCGTTCATCATGTAGCCTACGCCCGGAAGCATCCTGGCTGCCCCGTCTACGCTGTAAGCCAAGTCGATCAAATTGTCAGCAGTAAACGCACCGCTGGTGGCCGTGGCCCCAGTGACACCGAGCGTCGAAGCGGTAACGATACCGTTCGGCTGCGTCGTGCCAGTACCAACGGTCAGAGCGTTGTTGACGTTGAAACCAATTCCTTGGCCAACCTGGTCGGCCAAAAAGCCGAGGATATCAACGCCGGAGTCTTCGATCATCTCACGCGAGACCTGCGTGAGATAGGAAAATTTCCACGCGCTCATGGTGATGAATGCCGAAAATGCAGGATCGCTTTCGCCAATAGCTCCGGCCTCAGCAGCAATCGTCGCAGCGGAGTAGGTGCTGACGCGAGGGATCTGCAGCGATTCTCCGCCCGCAGTCGTGATGACTGTGGAGGTGGTGAGCATGGGACCGACCAGGCGAGCCTTGAGGATGATCTCCTCGTAGAACGAAGTCGGCACAGGTGCGCCGGTGTTCGTCTTCAGCACGTCGCGCTTCTCAAAGTCGATCGAGCGAATCTCGCCGCGAGCAAGCTTGCGGATAGCCTCGGCATCGTCGTCGTCAGCAGGTGCAACCTCGTCCGTGCGGACGCTGGCGGCAGCAACGTCGAGACGCTTGGCGCGCTCCTCGTCCTTGGTGATCTGCTCGATGACGCGAGCGCGGTTGTCCATGTCTTCGGAGATGCGATCGTAGATCATGTTCTCTTCGGCGGTCAGGTCGCGGGACTCGGCGGCAGCTGCGTCGAGCAGATGCTTTGCCTCTTCCCATGCAGTTGCGCGCAGTTCGGTCTGGCGCTTCAAGTATTCGGACATCAGGGGTGATCCTTTCAAGAATCAAAAGTGTGGTCTAACGGATGTTCCGAGCGGCTCCGCATCGGGTGCGCCTGCCGCGGCTCCGCAGATCAGACACCACTAATGGTAACAGCGCGAAAGTGCGGTTAGACGCGAGAGAACAAAAGGTCGAGCTGCTTGCGCTTCATGTCCAGCGAAGCCTTCGCCTCGTCGCCGATCGTCGTGTCCGCGCGAAGCTTCTGCACGACGGACTCGATCAGCATCGCGGCGTCGTCGTCAAGCGTTTCGCCGGCCTCTAGTTTCGTGATCGCCGCGTCGAGCAGACCCGCGTCGGCGCCTGTCGCGGCGGCGAGGTTGTCAAGGCTACGCACGCCGGCGGTCGTCGCTCCGTAGGCCGGGAAGGCCGTCACGATCGACACCTCATGCAGACGCACCTCGCGCAGTTCGCGCGTCGCACCATCCGGCGACCATGTATCGCCACCACTCGGAACGCTGAAGCCGAAGGACATCGAGTCAACATCTCCCCGGCGAATCAGGTAGGCAAGATCCTTGCCGTCTGTCGTTTCTGGAAGGTCAGCCTCAACGCGCAAGCCGTGAGAATCCTCAGACAGACGCAGCGTACCGGCACGCTTCGACGCCAGCACGCGCGTCGTGTCGTGGTTGACGAACATCTTGATCTCGTTACGCGATCCCAGCGAATTAGCAAACGCGCCCGGAGCGATCCGCTCAATGAACGGCAACGGCTCGGAGTCAGAATTGAAGACGGCAGCGTAGCCGGTGAAAGCCATCCCGTCGCCGTCGCCGAGGTCGCGCAACTCGAACTCGTTGACGGTGATTCGGCGTGTCTCGACGGCAGTAGTCATATGCTGAATGTTAGCACCGCGCATGGCGTCACCTTCCTCGGCTTTGATCGCCTCGGCTTTCCGAGCGAACCATTCGATCGCCGGCTGCGGGTCGAGCGCGTCGATGCCCCACAAGTAGAACGCGACCGCGCCAGCGCCAGGGAATCCCTCAGCCTCGGGATCACGGTTATCTTCGGCGTCCAGATCGACCAGGTGCCTAGCCGCCCACGCATTCGTCCTGATTACCTTGTCTTCGGAGACTTCGCCGTCAGCCATCAGACGAGCCTCGCGAATCGTACGATCGACAACACCATCGCCAGACAGGCCAGCTGCGTGATATTCCAAGCCTCGCGCAGCTGCTTCCATGATGTATTCGGGAAGCATCAGATCGACCGCGCGATACCCAGCCTCCTGCTCAT